CTGTGATCGAAGAAATCTGATCATCACACGTGTTGCGGATGTCAAGGGAAAGAGAAGGGATCCTTTGGGGATCATGGGAATTGATTACCATTGGAAATCTGGTGAAGGACGACTCGGATTTTATGAGTCTGTCATTCCAGAAGACCTCTTGCCATTCATTGGTGAGGGGCAAGAAGACGATCGGCCCGATCGCTTCGGTCTCCTTGCAGAGGAGATGCTTTCGTGGAGAGAAGAGGATCCTGAGGATTTAGATGCCGATGATGGCATTGTCCTCGAGGACTTTCCGTGAAGAGGGAATGGGGTTGTGATGTGGTCAGGGATAGTCTCCTTTCGAAGGATTCGTCTCTGATCAGCCCAAAACTGTTTATCCTGACTTGCAATAAGTCTCAGGATTGTAAAATTCAGTGCTAACCAGAATGCCAAGAGACTGCACGGCGCTCAACGACATCACAATGTACAGTCCACCAAGACAAGGTGGAACCCATACATGTCATCTCGAGTATCCCGCTCGAAGAAAGGAGTGAGGAAGGCCGCTCCGAAAAGGAAGCCTTCAAAGAAGATCTCGCGATCCTCTGTCAAAACAGGCACCTCTCGCAAGAGGGCGCCGGTGTCCCTAGGGGTGACGGTACATACACGTACACCTGCTATGAGGACTGTTGGCAGAGGAGGTTTGAGAGTGAACCACACTGAGTTCTTCGCCGACATTGGAACGGCAAACACGGGCTTTGCACTGACAGCAAATTCACCTTATGCCATAAATCCAGGAAACGAATCAATGTTTCCCTGGTTGACAGATATTGCCCAGCGATTTGAGACTTACAAGTTTCATTCTCTGCGGTTCCGCTATGAGCCCATGGTACCCACTACAACTGGTGGTGCCATCTATATCGCAGTGGACTTTGATGCAACAGACCCAGCACCGACCAGCAAGCTTAATATGCTCTCCTATAAGGGAGCTGCTCGTGCGCCGGTGTGGGAGAATCTGGTGTGTCATTGTGATCTAAAGGATATGTCAGTGATCAAGGAGAGAAACACACTCAATCAGTTACCCCCTCCAGGGCAGGATCCTCGATTGTATAACGTCGGTAACCTTTGGGTCGCCTTCGAGGCAATCAATCCTGCTTCTAATGGAGAATTGTGGGTGGACTATGATGTTGAATTCCAGACGCCACAGTTGACTCTTCAGGATGGTCCAACAACCATAAATCTTTATGCTGGTCAAGGATCCGCTAACCCCCTTGCGGGGGCGACGGTCACATCAGCAGCTAAGATTCCCCTTGCCTCTCTTTTGACAGAGTCGTCGGGGGTGGTTAGGATGGTCCTGAATCAAACGGGTCAGTATCTGTACAATTCAACAGTTGGATCAACTGGAACTGCGACGACCAACGAGGATGTTTTGTCTGTGCTCTCAGGAGCAGCAACAGTTCTCTCGGCTGCTCTGCCATTTTCATCAGCAGCGGGTTCCGCGGTTGGTGCGGTTGGCAAGACGGGTGATATTATTAACGTCACCCAGGCCCCGGCAGTGTTCGGTATCACCACGCCGACACTTGCCTCGAACAACATTCTCGTAGGTTCCAAGATCCTTCTTGATAAGCTGGCGCCGTTGGCGTTCTAACAGTTTGTGGAACTGAAATAACCACGCCTAGACATTGTGATGAAGGCGATAATCATCACACGGCAGCACTCTCTGCCGATCAGAATAAATAGAGTACCCTAGTTTGTTAAGGGGGGTAAAACCCTTAGATTGCTTTTTGGTAGGAAGCTTAACCATCAGATTCTGGCTCTGTAACAGCCACGGCGTTTTTTAAGGTTCGCAGAAACCTACTGGAGGGGGGAACCCCTCCAGGGCCCAGGAGAAGAGTGATATACTTCTCCTGGGTTGGGGCTTGCTTACGGCCCCTCGATCAACCATACACGTTGTGTGTTGATCGTAAAGCTTCAACTTGCCGGGCTCATGCCCCTCTCGCTTATCAAAACCTGACCGATGTGATGTACCGACTTGCAATAAGTCTCGGTTATCCACATCGGGCAGGGATGTCCATCCAGCCGGCTTTGCGGGCTGAATTGGTTGGCCATCCCTGAGGGGGTGAGAGAGGACTGTGCGTCTCCCATGAAAAACGGAGGCATACCGGTGCCGGGGTGGTTCCCCTGTTGATATGCAGTGTGCACGATACGAGTATTTCCGTGGTCAATCCGACCAAGTTACTCATGGCGCGAGTCATTCCGAACGTACTCACAATTTGTATTGTAAGTGTTCCAACGACGACATGTGACTGACGAATTCTTTGACCGACCCATTGCGGCAACTGTCAAAGTCTCTACCGATTCCTTACATCCACCAGGTGGATATTGGACGGCGAGGAGATAATTCTCAACTCACATCGATGTATCTGAAGAACCGATCAAATTCTTGCTTGAATCCTATCTTATACTTCTGGTCTAACCAACCAG